ACCCAAAGATGAGAGCATTGGAGACAGAATTGAATATGACGGTGTCAATACGACCTGAAGCGAGCATATGCTCGACCAGGTAGAAATTACCCTCAATTTCCAACTCCATCCAAAAGAAAGAGTCTAGGATGATGCAGAGCTTGCGGACCTCCTCGGGAGAGTACCCAAGGCGAGCAGCCAGCTTTGCATAGAAAGAATGGACGGCGGTTTTGATGGCATTATGCCGCGTATCAAAGGTGCTGTGGTCAGCACCTAAAACACGCGTCCTTTTGCCACTATCACTAAGGAAGTTCTGGAGGAAAGTCCACTGAGCGCCAGACCCAGCGTTGACCCCCCCAAAACAAAAGGACGACGAGACATTCTGCAGAACGCAAGAGACTATGTTACCCAGTGCTTGCTTGAGAGCGAGATTGGGGGCGAGATCGATAACAGTAAAGTACCGACCCCCGCCCTTCACTAACTTACTAGCAGGAATAACCTCATCTTTAATAACACACTTTGCCTCAACGAGAGGCGCAAAACCGGAAGAGACCTCCCGGTCGTACGCATCCCACATGGCAACAAGGGGTTTCGAGACGAGGTAAGTCTCAGGATCGAGCTGCTCCACAGCGGTTTTGGCCACTATGCCCTGACGTGCTAAGCCAGGACCAACAGCCTTGCTGGGATCCCGTCCAGAGATGTAGGTTGACTCTTTACAGCCAACCACCACCTGATGACGCGTCAGAAAACCATATTTGACGCGGGGGATGGGGAAACGAGAGACATAGGAATCCACGACACTGTCCATGAGGGCAACGTCGTAAAAACCCTTAGTGTCGGAGGCGGCTTCGAACTTACGAGTGGTCAAACTGACCCACCCATTTCCAAAATCCACCGCCTTTTGTCGAGGCTGAACATAAGGCTCAGACAGACCACTCTCAAAAGCAGCCTTGCCGAGAGCCTCCTGACCAGTGAAGGTTGTAGTCCTAGCGCTGGGCTCATGGCCCAACACTGGGAAAGGTATGTCGAGTCCCTTCTTCTGCATCCACCCCGCGTCGCTCAGGTCGTGAAGACCCGAGAAACGGGGCAGATGAGGAAGTCGGGAGGAAAAACGAGTGGGTGGGACTCCGTGAATAACGGGGATGATAGTAAG